CACCGTGGGTTTTACGAACTCTATCATATCGATAACCGAGATCTCTACGACCAAGCCAAAAAGCGACATGATAGAGTGATAGGCTTACGCTCACCGTGGGGCAACCGTGGTGAGATATGCAAGACATACGGATGGACTTATGACTATCTGCTTTGGCACATCTCATGGGTCAACGTACAGATGATGCTCGCTGATGCAGCGAGGATGAGGGACGATGACAATGAGGATGGCGGTGACGGAAAGCCAGTAGTCCACAGAGAACTCTCCACCAAGGAGGATATTAAGAAATACATTAAAGGCATAATTTGATATGGAGAATTTAGACGGTTCACTTGCGTTCCTCTCTACCCTTGACATCAAGGACTTTGAGGTGGGTGCCGATGAGATGGAGGCGAGGGTCAGAAGCCTATCGCTGACCACTCAGCAGCAGTCACAGATGATGGAGCAGTCCCTCCTTGGCTTTGCGCAAAGGGGTGCTGACTACATCAAGACGTTCCTTGTGGGTGCCGGAATGAAGAACCTCCTCATGAGCATTGTCCGCACAAGGGGTCAGTTCCAGGATCTACAGACCGCTTTTGAGACCATGCTTGGCTCATCAACGAAGGCAGAGGCTCTGATGCAACAGATGGTCAAGACCGCTGCCACGACACCTTTTGACCTTCAGGGTGTGGCAAGTGGCGCAAAGCAGCTCCTTGCCTATGGTGAGAGTGCCGAGACGGTCAATGACACGCTCATAAGGCTTGGCAACATTGCGAGTGGTCTGTCTATCCCCCTCAATGACATCGTGTACCTTTATGGCACAACGATGGTGCAAGGTAGGCTCTATGCCCAGGACGTGAGGCAGTTCACCGGGCGAGGCATTCCACTCGTCAAGGAACTGGCAAAGGAATACGGTGTCACCACCGACAAGATCAACGAGATGGTGAGTGCCGGAAAGATTGGCTTCCCCGATGTCGAGAAGGTAATCAAGAAAATGACCGACCAAGGTGGTCAGTTCTACAACCTTATGGAGAAGCAGAGCCACAACCTCAATGGTATGATTGCCAACCTTGGTGACGCTTGGGACTCTGCCCTCAATAGGATTGGTCAGAGTCAGGAGGGTGTGTTCAACGATGCTATCCAGCTCACCACCGACCTTGTCGAACACATGGATGACATTCTGAAGGTGGTGAAAGCCGTGGCTATAGCTTACGGCTCATACCGGGCTGCATTGGTGCTGAACACCCTGGCAACGAAGGGATATACTGGGGTTGCACTCATTGACAACACCGTACACCAAGCCAAGATTGCCCTCCTGAATATGGAGGCTTCCCTCAATGGCACCAACGCAGCGCAGCAAGCAGCCATGACCGCTGCCGAAAATGCCCACACCTCATCACTGTTGGCACAACTGACCGTTGAGGAACAAGCCCAGTTGACACGCACTCTCAAGATTGCTGCCATCAACGAGATCCTCACCGTTCAGCAGCAGCAGTACCTATCCAACCTTAACCTTGCCAGCTCATCCCAGGCTTACCTTGAGGCAGCGACAAGTGTGCTCACCGTTGAGCAGAGGGCAGCTCTACAGAAGGTAGACCTCAGTGAGAAGAGTGCCGTGTTCCGTTCAGCCCTTGAGCAAGAGGTGGCAGCAAAGCAAGCCTCCGCAGCAGCCACACTTGAGTCCATGAGGGCAGAGACCAAGGCAGCGTATGCGAGGATGCAATCAGCCAAGCAGAGTGCCGTGGCAGCAGCGCAAGCCGTTGAGAGCGCACGGTATGAACTCTATTGGGCGCAAAAGAGCGGTGAGCAGAGCAAGATACTTGTCGCTCAGAAGAAGCTTGAGACAGCAGAGGACAATGCCACCGCAGCGAGGAAGGCAGCACTGGCAAGCGCAACCCAGTTCTATACCACCAAGAAGGAATTAGAGGCAACGGCAAGCAAGGCAACCGCAGCAGCAACGGCAACGGACACCGCAGCGAAAGCAGCCAACACCGCTGCCACTGCCATTGCCACCACATCCACCAACCTATTCACTGGGGCAGTAAAGAAACTGTGGATTGCTTTCAAGGCAAACCCACTGGGATGGGTGCTAACCATCGTTGGTCTTGTTGTCTCTGCCTTTGAGATGTTCAAGTCCAAGACTGATGACGCTACTGAGTCAACCGATGCCGTTGCTAACGCATCCAAGAAGGCAACTGATGAGTTCAATCAGCAAGCAGCCCATATCGAGATGCTTAACAGTGTCGTTCATGATCAGAACCGCTCCAACGAGGACAGGAAGAACGCACTCAACGAACTGAAGAAAATCATTCCTGGCTATAATGCCATGCTCACCGATGAGGGCAATATCATCAGGGACAACACTGTAGCCATCAAGGAGTACCTTGTCCAACTGCAAAAGCAGATTATGCTCAAGGCAGGGCAAGACCAGTTGGAGGCACTCTATAAGAAGCGTCTTGAGATCCAACAGAGGATTAACGACATCAACGACAAGGAGAAGAATGGCGGTTACCTCACCGAGACCACCACACCAAGACCAGTGACATCGGGCGGTGGTGGTGGTGGCGCAGCAGCAGCTGCCGGGGACGCTGCCTCTGCAAGGGAGAGGGCGAGGAACCAGGCAGCAGCCGAGCGTAGGCAAGCCAATGCTGACATGGCTGACGTAAACGGTCAGATCAACAAACTCAACAAGTCCATTGAGGACACCTCCAACCAACTGGGCGCAACATCCAAGAAAGGCTCTCAGGCTACCAAGACATTCAGTCAGCAAGTCACGGAGGTCAGGAACAACATATCAGCACTTCAGAGGGACATTGCCAAGGCAAGAGCCGGAAAGGTCAAGAATGGTGACCTTGCATCCTACATCTCTGAGAAAGAGAAGGAACTATCCGACCAACAAGCACGTCTTGCTGCCTTGACCGGGCAGAAAGGTGGAAAGGGCGGTGGCACTGGACGCACTGGGGCGAGAACCTACACAACCACCACTAAGAACGAGGACAAAAAGACCTTTGATGAGATACTGTCCTACTACAAGCAACAGTACACTCTCTACAACCAGTGGTCAAACAATGTCGGCAAGGATGTTGCCGACAAGCATTTCTCATCCCTCATCAAGAGCGGTACATCGTTCATCGAGTGGGTCAACAACCACATCGCAGCACTGGAGGCAAAGGGTGGCAAGCGCACCGATGAGGAAAACTCACAGCTCAACTCCCTCATCGAGCAGCGCAATGAGATCATGGGTGTCAAGAGTGCAATGGACACGTTCAAGGAAAGCGTGGAGCAGAGCATATCATCCGCTGAGACCCTTGCTGAAAAGATACAAGCCATTGCCGATGCAAAGCAGCGTCTCAAGGACTCCAACATGAACGCTGATGACAAGGCAGCAACGGCTCAGTTCATCGTTGGCAAGGAGGAGGACGTGAACAAGGACGTTCAGAGAATGGTCAACACCTATCAGACCCTTGCCGACAAGCGCAAAGCCATTGAGAAGAAATACAACGATGACATCAGCGTCATGGAGGCTGAGAGGCAGAAGGCAAGTCAGAAAGGTGACGAGGCAACGGCTAATATGCTGACTGCAAGGATTGCCCAGGCACAACACGACAAGGGCAAGGAACTTATGAACAATGACCTTGAGGTACTGAAGAACAACCCCGACTACATCAAGGCTTTTGAGGATCTGAGCACCGTGTCCACCGAGACCCTTGAGCATCTTAAGGCAGAGTTTGAAAATGCCAAGGAGTCCGCTGCCACGTCACTGAACCCTGAGGACTTGAGGGAGTACACCAACACCATTCAGCAGCTCTCTGATGAGATAACTTCAAGAGACCCATTCGGGACTCTCAAGCAGAAGCAGAAGGAACTTGAGCAAGCGGACCAGGAACTGGCGCAAGCAGAGGCAGAGCTGAGAGAGGTTCAGAACAGACGTGTTGTCAAACTTGAGGATGAGCAGAGGGCAGAGGAAAAGGTACGCAAGGCAAAGGACAAGCAGATCAAGAAGAACCGTGAGTACAAGGCAGCGGAAAAGACCGTAACGAGCCAAATCAAGAAACTCTGTGACCAGTTGTCAGAGGTGGGCAATACCGTTGGTGGAACTGCCGGAGAGATTATCTCTCTCATCGGTGACATCGGTTCGTTCACTATGTCAGCCATCGAGGGCTTCCAAACGGCAAGTGAGGCTTCATCCAAGGCTATCCAAACTCTTGAGAGGGCATCGGTCATCCTCACTATCATCTCAGCAGCATGGCAGATAACGCAGAAAATCTACTCGCTCATCGGTGGTGACGGTGGTGAGGCTGAGTATGAGAAAGCCAAGAAAATGTATGAGGCATACTGTGATACCCTTGACGATGTGATCGACAAGCAGAAGGAACTTGTCGCATCCCTTGACTCAGAGAATGCACGGAACTCTTACAAATATGCCAAATCCCTTGTTGAGAGTCAGGAGGAGGCAGCGAGGTCACTGGGTAAACAGTACCTCAATGCCGGAGCGAAGAAAGGTGTATTAGGTATCGGCTCATCCTCATCCCACGGTGTCAGCCAACGCAAGGGCATATCATCCGAGGGATGGGCGCAGCTTCAGGAATGGGCAACGCAGAACAAGATAACGCAGAGCATCCTTGACTCAATCCGCAACGGACGTATGACCGGGTTGTTCGACCTCACCCTTGAGCAGATCCAAACGCTGAAGGAACAAGCCCCGGTGTTCTTTGCCAACCTTGATGAGGACACAAGGACATACCTCAATGACATTCTCAAGGGCGGTGACTCTATCAAGGAACTGGAGGACTCTCTCAAGGAGAATATCACTGGAATTTCCTTTGACTCGCTCAGTGATGATTTCCTTGGTGCATTGCAAGACATGGAGGGCAATGCCGAGGACGCAGCAGCCAACATATCAAAGACCCTCACCCAGGATATGCGCAAGGCTATCATATCCGAGATGTACAAAAAGGAGTTCAAAGACCAGCTACAGAAATGGTATGATATGTGGGCAGAGGCTATGGGGGCAGAGTCCGAGGGTGGCACCGAGATAACCGAGGATGAGCAAGCAGCACTGGACACACTGAAGAACTCTATCATCAGCGGTGCAACGCAAGCGACTGAGGCTATCAACAAGCAGTTCGGTGGTGTGGACGCAACGGATGCAACGAGCCTTGAGGGGGCGGTGTCATCCATGTCGGAGCAGACCTCAGGGGTGATAGCCGGACGATTGAATGCGGTGATCATCAACCAGGCAGACGGACTGCAAGTGACAAGGCAGATACTCCTCTACCAGGCATCCATTGCCCACTTCTCAGAGGTTACATACAACGAGGTGAGCGCACTCCGCTCTTTCCTCACAGACAAGCTAAACAACGGATCCCTTCTCTCTCAAGGTATCTCTTAAACGATATGGAATATGGATAAGACACAGTTACTCTATCTGCCCTTTGACAACCAGGGCGAGGATATTGCTTATGACTTCTCTGCCAACCGCAAGGACGCAGTGTTGTCGGGTGGCGCAACGCTTCAGAAAGAGGTGGCATACAAACTCAAGGCACTTGCCCTCAATGGCAGTGGTGAGGCGGTGTCCGCTGCCACCATCCCACTGGCAAGCGACTGGACATTGCTCATGGACGTGAAAAGCGACCAAGATCTCTTTTGGCTACTGAACTTCAGTGGCATTGACAACTACCTAACCAGTGACATCCCACTGAGCGAGGCAGACGATAACGGATGGCTGAGACTTGCCTTCATCAAGACGGACGGAAAGTTTGTGATTTGGGTCAACGGCTCATGGTTAGACACCTACACCTTCACTGGCATCCCCATCGGGTTCTCTGTCAATGACCTCAACATCCTTGGCTCTCATGCCTATGTTGACCAAGTCCAGTTGTTCAGCCGTGTGCTCACGGAAAAGGAGATCATCACCGGTGTCAACTACAACGTTCAGAGCGAGGATGTGGAATACTACATCAACGAAAGGAACTTCAAGGACTTCGGTGTGTTCGTGTCCAGCTCATCAGGATTGATGGGAAGGCTTGGGCGCAAGTCAAGCCTTGAGAGCGACTGGGATGACTACCACGGTCAGGTCATAGACCTTGCCCATCCAAGGTACAAGGAACGCACGATTGAGCTAAAGTGCTTCATTGAGGCACTGACACGCTCACAGTTCGTGCAAGCCGTTGACCGCTTCATGAGCGAGTTCGACAAGCCATATACGCAGCGTTTCAAGTGCGAGTATGACGGACGCACAATGCCTTTGGTCTATGAGGTGTATGTCAAGGATGACGTTGATGTCACCAAGACATGGGCGAGGTACAATGATGACCTCATGGTGGGAACGTTCACGCTGAAGATTATCGAGCCTGAGCCAGTGAAGAGGGTGCTCAGATGGATTGCAGCCGATGATGGCACCGTGGCATCCATCAAGCTCACCTCAAACCGTATGCTTGACATCTTTTGGGGTGACGGAAAGGCTACCTACAACGTTCATGGCGATAACATCACCCTCACGCACACCTATGAGGGCAGCGGTGAGTATGAAATCATCGTTGCCGGGAACATCGAGGAAATAGAGAAATTCTCAACCAACGCTATTGTTCTATGGGACAAATTGAAATGATAAAGAGAGATGGAACGGTGGTGGACTTCTACTCAAGAGTCCCATTCCGTACCGTCAAGGAGGCAACACAGTCCATGTCTCTCATGTCTGATGACACGGTGACGCTGACCATCCAGTCAGCGGACACCATCGATTTTGACAAGGGGGATAGGATTGTTGTCAATGGGCGCACATATACCATCCGCACAAGGGTTGAGCGCACCATTCAACAGAACGGCTACTATGAGTACCGACCAACGTTCTATGGGCGCATCTATGACCTCATGAAAACCAAGTACAGAGGGACTGATGCCTATGGACGCTCAGTCGGTCTGTCATTTGACCTCACCTACACCCTCAAGCAATTCCTTCAGGTGCTCATCAATAACACCGAGAGGGACTATCCTGGATTGTGGGTGCTTGACACGGAGAACTGCCCCGACACCGAGACAAAGACCATCTCCTTCAGCAATCAGAACTGCCTTGCGGTGCTTCAGAACCTATGCAAGACCTTTGAGACGGACTTTCAGATCACCGAGGCTGATGGAGTGTGCACCATCCATGTGGGCAAGTTCGGAAGCGTGGTGACACCCCCTAATGGTGCTGACTACTTTGAGTGGGGACGTGGCAGGGGTCTGTACTCGTTCAAGGACTCCAAGGTGGATGACAAGGCTATCATCACAAGGCTATGGGTTGAGGGTGGCACGGATAACTTGCCAACTGGATATAGGAACTACTCAGAGAGGCTGCAAATTCCCTACCCCAAGCGAAAGAACCGCTATATGCACACTCTTTACGATGGCACTGTCATCAAGCCGGGCGATATGGACATTGGCACGGACGATGACGAGAGGCGGTACATTGAGGATGAGGCACTGAAGGAGAAATACGGCACTGAGGAGGATGGCAAGCAGTATGACGATGACATCCCGACCCATACTGGCACTGTCACCAGTGTCGGCTCAGACCTCTACTCTTTCGTTGATGAGAATATGGACTTCGACCTGAACGCTAAGAACGCTCAAGGTACGGCATACCTCATCAACGGCACTTCGGCAAAGATAACGTTCAACACTGGACGGTTGGCAGGGCAGCAGTTCGACCTTCACTCCTATGACCATTCCACCAAGACGTTCACCATCAAGCCGTACAAAGACCAAAGGGGGCTTGTCATCCCCACCGAGGACTCCGAGGCATACCGCATCGGTGAGGGTGACCAGTTCAAGATCACGGACATTATCATGCCCGATGAGGTGCTTGCCAAGGCAGAGGAGGAGCTATGGTTTGACGGATATGACGATTTCCTCCAAGCCTCTCAGCCAAGGGCGCAGTACACCGTGACCTTTGACAGACAATTCTTCCTGGACAATACGGACTACAACGTTGACTCATGCTTTTTCACACCGGGTGACTACCTACCCATCAAGGACGCTCGCTTTGGTGTTGAGAAACGCATCCGCATTCAGAAGGTTGAGCGCAACCTCCTTGAGAAGCATTCCTACACGGTGACCGTGGCAGATACCATCACCATCAACATCGTTCAGCAGACGGTCATTGACACCATCAACAACACTCAAGTCATTCAGTCAAGTGGCATTGGCAACCCCATCAAGATGAGGAGGGGATGGCGCACAACCCAAGAGCTGCTTAATATGGTGTTCGACACCGATGGCTATTTTGACGGTGGAAACATCAAGCCTCTGTCCATAGACACCTCCTTGCTCAACGTGGGTGTCAAGAGCCAACAGTTCGTGCTCAATGGTGTGGTGATCGAGCCTAATCTGAACGGCAACGCAAACCTCATCCATCTGACCAGTGGTACGCTCATCCACCTAACAATCAACGAGAGTGGTGTGCGCACATGGAAAATGACCGATATGACTGGCTTATTGTCAAGCAACAGTGGGCATTATGTCTATGCAAGGTGTGGCAAGACCTCATCAAGCGGTGTGTGGATAGTCGCTCAGACCCAGTACACGGTTGAGCCGGATGATGACCCGAACAACTATTATTTCCTTGTTGGTGTCCTTGGCAGCATCCATGACGGATGGCGAGACTTCACCACCATGTACGGCTTCACAAGGATAAACGGCAACACCATCACCACTGGCAAGATTGTCTCTGAGGATGGCAACAACTACCTTGACCTTGACGGAAACCTCTTCAGAATTGGTGACTCAGCGTCATCAGTTGACTATGGGGTGACCAAGAAGGGGCAGATCACCCTCCACAACGTGAAGGTCAAGTCGGACAGTGGGGACACTGCAGACCTGGGTGTGTACCGTGGTGTGTACAATAGCAAGTACACCTACTTTGGCGGTGACGAGGTGACCTACACCTCTGATGGTGAGACGGTGACCTACAAGCACAAGCAGGGCAAATCCACCACTGGCATTGTCCCTACCAACACCACCTACTGGGACGTATCGTCAAAGGGCAAGAGCGGTGACACCTCTTTCAAGAGCACCGTCTTTTGCCGTAACGCTTCCAAGCCCTCAACACCCACTGGAGGCTCATTCACATCACCCATCCCGACCTCCACAAATCCGTCTTGGTCTGATGGCATACCATCGGGAACAGATAGCATTTGGGCGAGCACAAGGATATTCACCATGTCGGGCAGTGGCATTCAGCAAGACGCATGGACAGAGCCACGGCTGATGAGTGACACGGATAGCTTTGACGTTGAGTTCTCCAACCAAGAGACAAAGCCGGATGACCCAAGCAAGGCTGCAAGCGGTGTGTGGTTCGACCCGTCTGATGACGCTACCAGTGTGGACTGGACAAAGATGATATGGATGGCAACACGCACCAAGACAGATGGTGTGTGGGGTTCGTGGGTCATCACCAAGATCAAGGGCGAGAAAGGTAAGCCTGGAGATACTGGGGACTTCTATGAGTACCGCTATGCCAAGAACGGCTCTACAATCACCGCACCCGACATCAAGGTCACTGACAGAGAGCCGAGCGGATGGGACATGGCAATGCCGAGCGTGTCAGCCTTTGAGTATGTGTGGATGACAGTTGCAAAGATAAGCGGTGCTGATGGCTCTCTGCTTGAGAGCTGGAGCGACCCTATCAGGGTGAACCCCCAGGATGGCAAGGACGCTGACCGCATCTACCTCAGAGGAACTGGGTACAACCGCAATGCCGACTCTATCATATCCATCAATGGCGAGCAGCACACCTTCGTGACGAGAGGCATTTCAGCAATGGCTATCAACAGACAGACCCTTGCTATCACCCAAACCAAGACCTTCGACACCTACTCAAGCGGTGCTGCCTATGGTGACGCTACAGAGCGGACAAACCTTGTCTCTTGGCTTGACAGTCTTGACTCCACGGTGTTCGTTGCCCTTGTGAGCCACGATGCCGTTGGTTGGTCATCAGCCTTGCAAGCCAAACTTCAGTCCTTTGGTCTCAGATACCTTAGTGACAAGAGCACCGGGCGAGTGCCTTTTGCCTTCCTTGGCTACAAGGGTCTGCCCAGTGGCTATGCACTGATGATGCAAACAGACACATCCGCTGACGCTGCCTATGCCGAGTTGTCCACCTATGTGGCAGACGGTCAGATGATAGTGTCCAAGGATGGAAAGGACGGTGAGGACGGAAAGTCCCCTGCTATGTTATACAGAGGTGTGTATGACTCTACAAAGACCTACTATGGGACTGCAACGAGGGTGGACTGTGTCAAGTACAACGGTCACTTCTACAGAACGAGGGTTGATGCCGGAGGCTCATTCAGCAACGTGCTGCCAACGGACTCATCCAAGTGGAATGACTTTGGTGCTGACTTTGAGAGCATAGCCACTGGGTTGCTACTGGCAGAGTATGCCAACATTGCCGGATGGATTTTCAAGAACTCAATGCTCATCTCTCAGAAGGGTACTATTGACGGTGACATTTCCGAGGATGTGGAGAATGACAACTTCATTCCAAACATCATCCTGGATGCCGTGAACGGTCTCATCAAGGCTGGCAAGGACATTCAGATTGACCAAAATGGCATTAAACTCACCGATGACAACGGTGAGACGGTGGCAAAGATTGTCAACTATCCCATAAGCAACGAGATCGACACATCGAAGGACAGTGACAGTGGCACTCTGAACATCACGGACAAGGGCAGCTATTTCTACTTCTATACGGCAAACAACTATATAGAACAGACTACCCAACACTATTTGTCCATTGGCTATCTGACCGACAAGTCCACGCTGACACTGAACACAAGCAAGATGTCGATAACGCTGCCTACCCCTACCAGTGGCACCATCACATATCAGAACCCGATATACCTCAAGTGCTCGCTGATATGCAATGGCATTGAGGTATGGAACAAGCAGACAGCAATCAGCGGTACGTTCTCTTCAGGAAACACCTATAGCGGTGAACTGAGCGTAAACAAGACATTTACTGCCGGAACGGACATACCCGAAGGCAACTATCAGATAAGGTGGCAAATCATCTGCCACGCTTTGGCAACCGTGTTGGGCGGATCATACCACGTGCCTATCATTCTGAGCAACACCTACTGGGCATATAAGAAAGCATCGTTCAACAAGACTCTCATAGGCAACAACGGTATTTTCTCATGCTGGGGTACTCACAACTATATGCTATCCTCAACCAGTGGGTTCGTTGTGCGCTATGGTGACAACTTGATGAGGCTTGGCAGCTCAGGCTTGCAAAAGTCAACTGATGGCGGTTCTACTTGGACATCACTATAAAAAGTGAAATAATTATCTGTGTTTAGCGAACACATCAAATAAATTTCTTATATTTGCAGTTGGGTAATTCCGACTCACTCAAAAGCATGATTATGGACAACAACATGACATCCCTTCGCATCCTCTCACACGGTCAGATCACTGATCTCTCAGAGGGTTTCAAACTGGAGCATGACGCTCCCTTCAGCATCTTTGTCATCCCCAAGGTGCCAACATTGGTGCAATACACAACGGTCAAGTGCCGATGTCTCTCAGACAGAGGCAAGGCAACCGCTCTGCCAGTCATCCTTGGTGACTGGAGTCCGGCTATGGTGACATACATTTCCCCGAAAGCCATAGACCTTAATCAGTATGACGTTTACTGGTGATCGGGTGCAAACATCTAAACAGACATATATTATGGGACTAATTTTAGGCAGTGGCTCTACGAAGCCACAGTTTCCGTATGACCAATGGTACGGTGTCCAGGGTGACTTTGCCTCACCCAAGGATTACAAGTTGACAAGGATAGGCAACATGAGCCTACATAAGACTCTTCCCCTTCAGAACCGCATGAGGCGGTTTGTGGAGAACACCGATGGCAGCGTCAAGTATTACCTTGGCTACAATGATAGCCGAAAGACGGGGGGCGGTGCAACGGCAAAGCTGGACTGCACCGATGGCAACGTCATGCTTGAGCTGCCCGACTACTATTTCAGACTTGAGATGGATGGCACGAAATGGGCTTACGCCATATCTGAGTACCCCCTTCCTGGGTTCACGCATATCCCACGGAGGACAATCTCACCGTGGTATGCTACCATTGACAACGTCAACAACCAATCAGCATCGGGTTGTTTCCTGACATGGGATGGAGACGATGTTGCAAGAGGTGACGATGGCTTGCCAGTGTTCACATCAAATGCTGCTCAGTTCCGTGGTGGCAGCAACAATGCCTCACTCGATGGCACATACAAGTCACAACTTGGTATGGCTCGCACATCGATCTCACGAAACACTTTCCGTTCTGCTTGCAAGAATGGCACTCACGGAGGTTCGGGACGTGCATATAACACCATCAAGTGGTTCTTCAGAATAGAGTATGCCTCACTGAACTGCCAAGACACTTTCAATGCCTCTCTGACCTCTGAGGGCTACCATCAAGGTGGACTGGGTGACCTCTACATTGACGGAAATACATGGGGTACTCTCAACGACTACAATCCGTTCATCCCAAGTGGTGTAACTGCCCCACTTGGCAACAATACTGGAATTATCCCCTATGCCGTGACACTTGCCGATGGTTCGACAAAGAACTACAACGTTGCCTCATATCGTGGCTTTGAGACACCCTATGAGTATCTGTGGCTGATCACCGATGACATCCTTGTCTACTATGGCGAGAAGGAGACCACCATCTACGTCTGTGATGACCCGACCAAGTTCAAAACACCATCAGACTCTCAGACCACCGTACCCGATGGTTATGAGCCAGTGGCAACTCTGCCAAGGTTTGAAGGCTATGGACTCACAGAGGCTATCACCGACAAGGGTATGTCATTCATCAATGCCGTGGGTGGCTCTTCCAACACTGGAGTGTGTGACTACTTTGGGAGAAACGCTACTGTAGGATGGTGGGGTGCCTTGCTCTCTGCGACTGCGAATCATGGGACGGGTGCCGGGTTCGGTTGTCTGCGCACGGCTGATCGGGCTGCGGGTGCGTGGACGGCTTCTGCGCTCCGCTTGTGCCGAAATTAAGCAATAGGCACGGAAAGCACGGAAAAGACGAAAGACACGGATGACACGGCTCACGGTGCACGGAGCGATTTGTGATGGCACTGGAGGCAAGACTGCAAAGTGTGCGGTGGGCGGTGTTTCCGAAAGCGATATTTGAAAACAAAATAAACGGTTGCGGTTCCTGGGGTGCCTTGCTCTCTGCGAATGCGAATAATGGGACGAATGCCGGGTTCGGTTATCTGAACACGAATAATCGGGCTACGAATGCGTGGACGAATAATGCGCTCCGCTTATACCGTTATCCCTTTGGGAGTTTTACTTCAGACTATATAAAGAGATTAAGGGACTGTAACCATACCTCACAGAACCTATATATAAATAGGTGGTAAAACAATAAAATGGAAGCTAACAGTGTGAGTAAGCCAATCGAGGCACAAAGCTCTGTATCTATCCAACGGCACACCAAGAAGAAGAAAGGTGATGCCAAGCAACCTGAGCTGATAAGCTACAACTGCAGCTATAGCGACTTTGACGATGTGGGCTATTACATAGGCAATTCAGGTGTGATGTACCTAAGCCCCACCAAGAAACTGAGAGGTGTCTACCCTCTCCTATATTCCACAGATAACCTCATACTGAGTCAGTACACGGCTCAGAAAGGCAAGGGTGACAGAACCGAGATCAAGGTTTTCAACGACAACATCAATGACAACCTCATGACGCTCTACACCATACTGAGGGATGAGACATGGGAGCCGGGTGAGTACCGCATTAAAATCATCTATGAGCCGAAAGAGAGGGTCATAATGATTGCACCGTTCTTTCCTGACAGAATAGTGCATCATTGCGTCATCAACGTGCTTGCACCGCACTGGACGCACATATTCATAGACAACACCTATGCGTGTATCAAGGGACGAGGGATAACAAGGTGTGCACTGGACGTGCATCATGCCCTTTTCACCGACTTCAGCGGTACACGGTATTGTCTGAAGATAGACATACGCAAGTTCTATGACCATATAGACCACAAGGCTCTCAAGAGGATATTGCGCTACACCATAGCGGATGAGTCGCTGCTGAGATTGCTGGATAAGATAATCGACAGTAACGGTAAGGATGTTGGTCTGCCCATAGGCAACTTCACGAGCCAATATTTGGCTAACCTCTACCTTGCGTACTTTGACCACTGGATGAAAGAGGTCATCAAGGCAAGATGGTACTTCAGATATATGGATGACATCGTGGTGTTGTCGGGAAGCAAGGAATGGCTCTCATGGGTGCTTGACCAAATGGCTCTGTACCTTGGTGCTGAGTTGAGACTTGAGATCAAGGGCAACTGGCAGATATTCCCAGTTGACAGCAGGGGCATAGACTATGTGGGCTTCAGACAGAACCACTATGACATAATGCTCAGAAAGAGCATCCTCTTGAGGTTCTATAAGAAACTGGAGGCTACTCAGGAGAAATACCTCATCAAGGATGAGAATGACATCAAGCACCTTTTCCCATCCGAGTACGGATGGATAATAAGGTGCTCAGAACAACATAAGGATTACATATTCAAAAAGTGCATCAATTATGAAGGAAACAATGAACTTGAAACTGGCTCTGCTATCAGCAAGCAAGCCAAGTGTGATCGATGACCTGGGCAACGGTCATGGGACAGTGCTCTACAACCACCACATCAAGGAGGTGAGCGTCATCGAGTCCAACGACATAGAGGGTGGTGGCTCATCGGTGACGGTGACCACCGATGATGACAAGAATGCCACTGGCAAGAGGTGGCAGTACGACTCACTGAGGGTGGAGTACCCAACGACTGCAAACCACATCTTTGAGACCCTCATCGGTGAGGTGTACCCAGTGGACGTTCAGCAGAAACTCTACAACGACTACCAGGCTGCTGCCTTCGGTCTTTCCGATGACGATGAGGCTGAGACCAAGTACAAGGCTTTCCTCAAGGATCGCATTGCGCTGAAGAGCATGGTCAAGGCTGACTGTGAGTCCAACAATATTCCTGAGGGCATCTGATATGGAAGGGGTTGTTGATTTCGTGGATGAGGACGAGGTGAGCGGAGGCGGTGACATCTACATGTCGAGTTCTCAAGCATTGACGTTGTGATCAACCGCATCAAGGTCTACACTGGGGCAAAGGAGATGGACACCGAGAACGGCAAGAGGGCATTGATTGCCTACTCACCTTGCGAGAGCGGTGACACAGACCCTGCCAGTGCATTCTTCACCGAGTCCAAGAAGCTGAAAGACGTGGCACTGAAGCCCGGTCAGCATTATCCGTTCCGAGCCATCATCAAGATTGTGAGGTACGGTGACAACTGTGGTTTCAAGTTCTTTCCTCCTACAAGCCAAATCACTCAGGCTGACATTGACAATTTCAATTACTATCGGAGAAACAAGTTCCGACATAACAAATAGGAGGGCAGATAATGACATTCATTCAACATTTCTTGGCAAGGGTACTGGAGGTTTTCAGCAACGGCATTGCATGGGTAATGGGTCTTTTCGTGTTCATGGTGGACTGCCTTGGCGGTCATAAGGTGGCGGTGAACCTTGTCATCATAGCCGTGGTCACAGACCTTGTGTGGGGTATCATCTCATCGATACGTCAGCACCGCTTCGCAAAGAGCGAGCTGGCGAGGGACACACTGGGCAAGGTGTCGGTCTATGGTTGTGCCATCCTCACCTTTGCCGGAATAGACCGAATATACAATACCGGGCTGACCACTAACCTCATCTGCACCGTCATCGTGTTGGTTGAACTGTGGTCTACCCTTGGCTCTATGCTGATTTGCTTTCCAGGAATGCCATTCCTCAAGATACTCAAGCTTGCCTTGGTCGGTGAGATTGCATCCAAACTGGGTGTGAGCGAGGACAAGGTCAAGGAGATCATGGAGGCAGAGGAACGGCTGAGAAAGCATCGCAAAGAGAAAGCCAACGGAGGGAACAATGAGGAAACTTGACTATAAGAAAATACCGATGGACAAATATGTGCATTTCTTCGTCTGTGCGCTGATCACCGTCTACTTCAGCATCATGTTTACATGGTGGGTCGGCATTGGGGCTTGCGTCATCGCTGCCTATGCCAAGGAGGTGTACGATTGCACTCAGCCGGACGATGTGTTTGACTGGAGCGACATCATTGCCGACAACATTGGCATGGTGTTCGGCTTGGTTCTCTATATCATATTCAGGGCATTCAACTAATAGGCTTATGATAGTATTGCTTGACAATGGTCATGGGGCAGAGACCCCAGGGAAGAGGTCACCCGATGGGGTGCTCAGAGAGTACCGCATCGCAAGGCACATAGTGAGGGACTTGACACGGAGGCTCAACCAGTTCGGCTATGACACACGGATGCTTGTTCCCGAAGAGAATGACATCCCACTGGCAGAGCGTTGCCGAAGGGCTAATGCCATCTGTGAAAAATACGGCAAGGACAACGTGCTGCTTGTCTCTGTCCATGTTGACGCATCAGGGTCAGACGGACAATGGCATGGTGCGAGGGGATGGAGCTGCTTCACCACAAGGGGCATTACCAAGTCCGATGACCTTGCGAGGTGTTTCTATGATGAGGCTGACAAGAGGCTTATGCCACGGTTGGTGCGCAAGTTCAACGGTGATAAAGAACCCGACTTTGAGGCTGGCTTCTATATACTGAAGCACACCCAGTGTCCGGCAGTGCTCACGGAGAATTTCTTTATGGACAACAAGGATGACGTGTCTTTCCTACTCTCAAGGGAGGGGCATGAGACCGTTGTCGGGATCCACATGAACGCAATAACCAGTTATATCGTGAAATATGGGAAAAGGTAAACAGTATGTTGTCATTGCCTTGGCAGCACTTGCCATCATCGGTGGCTTCATTGTCATGGGTGTGAGACTGTCCAGGGCGAGAGGTGAGATCGAGCGTCTCAAGGACAACCAAAGCGTTTTGCTCACCGCATCCTCAGACACGATGAGGAGCAAAAGCGGTAAGGAGGCAATGTCGGTCACCACCATCAACCTCAAGACCGATGAGCTGCCAAAGGACAAGGAACTGTCCGCTGCCATCAAGGACTTGGGTGTGAGGTTGAATAGGGTGTTGCAAGCCCAAGAGGCTGCAACGAGTACGGAAGTGAGAGCCTCTGCTGCCATCCGTGACTCAATAGTATATGTGGACTCATCAGCCCACAGAGTCCAACGCTTCGACTGGCATGACCCCTGGGTGTCGGTCACCGGGCAGATCAAGGGGAGAGAGGTGGACGTGGACTATAAATCAGCCGACACCTTGACCACCGTCTTGCACCGAGTGCCAAAGCGTTTCCTATTCTTCCGCTATGGCACCAAGGAGGTAAGGATGACCGTGCGCTCAAGCAATCCGCACACCCATCTGACCTATTCCAAGTCGGTGACACTGGAAAGATAGCACTTTAGGTAGAAAGATTGTAGGATAACAAATCTAACTGGGAAAGCGTGGAAACCGTGAGGCTTTTGCGCTTTTTTCGTGCCTTTGCGTCAAAAATCGTGGAAAGATGCAACGCAATCGAAAGAAAAGCGTTACCTTTGCAATACCGATTTCCATAATCGGTGTTTGCATTAAAGATCCGCACGGAGGCTCACTGAGTTCCGTGTGGATTTTCCGCTTTTTAGGCGGTTTTGCTACAAATATTCTACAGAAAATGAAAATAACGTTGCAACCCACTGATAATCAGAATTGAGACAAAGGTTTCCTAAACCTACCGTCTTTCTATCGGGACTTGAAAGAATGAGATCTGCCACCATCATGGCAATCTCACGGTTGCATTGGACGAACAAAAGATATAAGTCTCTGTAGTTCAACGGATAGAACAAAAGTTTCCTAAACTTTAGATAAGGGTTCGATTCCCTTCGGAGATACCACTGGCTAAGAAAAACACGCAAATTTCCAAAGAACCATAAATCAAAATCCGCAAAAAGTGATTATATTTGCGGTGAAAAGTTCTACAAATATTCTACAGTTAGATTTATGGTCACATTCAAGGCAGAGGTTTATGCCCATCAGCGCAAGAAGGATGGGACATACAACATCAAGATAAGGGTCACCCATCAAGGGAAGAAAAGGTATCTTTCCACGGAATGGTATTGCACCAAGGATGACCTCACAAGAGGACTTCGCATCAAGAACCAACAGTACATTGACTTCACGGATGACCTCATACGAAAGTACCGCTCAAGGTGCGACATGGCAGGGGAGAGGCTCAGGACGATGTCTGTTGACGAGGTGGTGGGTCTCATCACCTCAAGTGAGGATGATCACTGGGACTTGGACTTCATAGCCTATGCGAGGGACTATGTGAGGGAACTCATGGACACCGGGCATGAGGGAAATGCCAAGACCTATGAGGTTGCCATCAACTCGCTCATCCGCTTCCTGGGCAGGGACACCATGTCAGTGAGGGAGGTCACCGTTGGGATGCTCAAGGACTGGGTGTCATGGATCCGCAAGCAGAGCACCGTCACAACTGGGTTCGCTGCCTACAACTATGTGTCAAGGCTAAGAGCCATACACAACAGAGCAAAGAGGGAGTTCAACGATGAGGATGCCGGATTGATACGAATACCCAACTCACCATTCTCACACATCGATATGCCAAAGCATCCCACACCCGAAAAGAGAGCCATCACAAGGGAGCAGCTCAAGAGACTGCAATCACTGGAGGACAAACCCTCACCCCATGCCCATGTCAACAGATACAACTTCGCAAGGGATGTCTACCTCATTTCGTTCTACCTCATAGGTATGAATGAGGCTGACCTATGGGAGTGCGACACCATCCAGGATGGTAGGATCATATACCAACGCAAGAAAACGAGGATGAGACGCTCTGACAACGCTGAGATTTCCGTACTCATCCAACCCGAACTGAAGCCGTTGCTTGACCGTTACAAGGATGCCAGTGGGCAGAGGGTGTTCAACTTCAGCCACCTCTACAGCTCAGTCAACTCATTCAGCCGTGCCATCAACATCGGTCTGAAGGCTATCGGCAAGGACATCGGTGTTGATGACCTTGAGTTCTATTCGGCAAGGCACACATGGGCTACCCTTGCCATCAACGAGGCTAATGTTGACAAGTACACCGTCCATCAGGCACTGGGTCATGTTGATGCGGAAATGAGGGTGACGGACATCTATATAAAAAAGTCTTACAACAACGTTGACGATGCCAACCGAAGGGTGCTTGATCTTCTGAATGACTGAAAGCACCTCATTTTTGCTATAGCAAAATTTGCAAGTACCTTATTATAAATGTGTTGTGAGGTGCTTTTTGCTATAGCAAAATCACACCTTTTATTTTTGCCATAGCAAAGTATATAAAGCATTGATAATGAGTTATTTATAACTTTTGCCATAGCAAAATATTTCGTTTGCTATAGCAAAATCAGCATTTCCCACTAAATCAGCCAGTTACGATATCATTTTTGCTATAGCAATATTTTAGTGCCTATTTTATTTTGCTATAGCAAAATTTGCAAGTACCTTATTATAAATGTGTTGTGAGGTGCTTTTTGCTATAGCAAAATCAATTCAGACAAAACCGTTACACCTTGTCACGCTTTGCTATGGCAAAATTTTGCCTACACCTTATTAATAATAAAATATAAAGAGGTATTATATATATAATATAAGAATAATATATAATAATACTATAAGAGTATGAAATAAGGGGTATGGGGGAAAGAACAACCATTTTCGTGACCTCACGAAAATGATGCTTCAGCTATTCCGTCCATACCCCTTATTACACGTTTCCAAAAGTTTTACACCCTTGCCTTCATGCTTCCATCCCCGGTCAGCAGCCACCGTGCGCTGATGCCATACTCCCTCACCATCGGTTGCAGCCACGACACCTGGAACCACCCTCTGTTGAGGTCTGCCCTCTGATGGATGAGGTTTCGTCTGTCAATATGCCAAAGCCTACAGTAGGTGTTGACACCCTTGATAGTCCCATCCTCTATGAGAGCATCCAGTGCCGTATAGAACCGTGTGATGATCTGCTTGCTCACCTCAGTTGTCATAGGCAAGGCTTTTTAGCCCCACGACATCGTTTCTGAGACTTGTGAGAGCCTCAATCGTTTCTTTGGGGCAGTTGGTAACCTTGGCACTGACAATCTCGTTTGAGAGCCTTTTCTGAGCATCCAGTGCCTTTTCTCTGCTTATTCCACCTCCAAGGGCATATTCCCTGAATAGCCCAAGGACAAAATCTCTTGCATCCGTCATGACTTGTCTATTGTGTTTATCTCGTTGCTAATTCTGACCATTGTCATACTACTGTCAAAGACGATGGCGATAAGGTAACCCGGCTTGACCCACTGGCAGAGCACCGTCCCATCGGGCAGCTCTTGTCTTGAGTCGCACTCACCTACCACCGAGGCAATCTCTTGGTAGGTCTTTCCCTTCATGTCCCCAAGAGAGACGAATTTCTTGTTGAGCCTCCGAGCCTCCTGGTTCTTCGGCATTGCCATTGTCACCAATAAGATGGCGAACAACGTAAACATAATTGCGTACCACATAATGAACTTGAGTTAGAAATTAATTCAGACGCTATTTAACAGACATACAAAGGAGCACCCTATATATCCCGAACACGTCCTTCAGACAAATGTCGAAAGGTGCGTACTGGGGTGACTTGTTTATTGAGATGCAACGTACCCACCCCTCCTTGTCGGATGGGATGAGCGTCTTGATCACAGTGCCATTGCAAGTGTCGAGCACATACACCCTTCCCCACTCAATATATGCCTTCTCGTTGATTTTCTTGATGAACACCGTAGATCCGTTGGGGTATTCCGGTGACATACTGTCACCACTCACTGGGATGGCGAAGTCAGCACCACGGATTGGACACACCACCATCTCGCAATCCGATGACTTGACTTGCACCACGAAATCATTGAGAGTGCCACCCTGGGCAGAGAGAGGCAGCAACGGCACCATCCTTGCAGTCGTTTCCGTTCCGATGTCATCCTCACCGCTTCCCATGTCGCTCACCGTCTGATCCGATAGCAACATACTGCCCACACCGCTGATGAGCCACACCGTGTTGAGGTCTCTGTATTTCTCGCTGATCTTGTCCAGTGTGTTCTTCCTGATGGAGTCCCCAATCTTTGAGCACCATCCGTTGGAAAGCCCCACGGATTGCTCAAACCTCTGCTGGGTTATATGTAGGTAACCCAAATACTCAAATAGTCTGTCCTTGATAGTTGCCATAATCGGAGTAAAAATCTAACTGTTTGACCTAAATTTGCCCAAATTGCACTTTTTCCTGAAAATATCTCTAATTTTATTTGATAGTTAGAAAATAATTCAGTAACTTTGCAACGTGTTCATAAGAATTACACCGCAAAGATAACTAAAATTTGGAATAAAATCAGATTAGACGATGAAAAATGTACCAAAAAGCAAATTTCGGCTTGCCTATGAGAGGCTGCCCCTCCGCACGGTGGAAGCACCAAGGTCACGATGGGTTGAGCACATGGCAAGCATTTGCATGGTCTCAGTCAAGACCGTCCGTTGTTGGCTTGCCGGGACTCAGCACCCCGATGCTCTGAGGCGCAACATCCTCTCAAAGGAACTGAAAATTCCGGCTGACGAACTATTCACAGTATGAACCCTTAAAATGCAAACGATTATGGAAAAGGCAAACATTATTCTTGGCTACATCTCAGTGGTACTGGGTGTACTTTTCTTCATCCCCCTTCTCTATGGGGCTTGGTGGTCTGCCCTCATGGGTGTCGGTCTCATGGCACTTGGCAAGGCTATGGTTGATGACCCCGATTGCTCTACATCCAAGTAACGCTATGGCTATCACGCTTGAACTATACGAACTGAAGAACCTCTGCCGTGACATGGCAGAACTGGGTGCTGCCCAGTATGCGAGGATGGTGTCACCGTCCAAGGACTCGCTCTCTCAGAGAGCTGCCTTCCATGAGTTTGGCGAGGCAAGGGTCAAGGGATGGCTCAGGAGGGGTCTTGTGAGTGTCGCAAGGTCGGGCAAGTCGAGCAACTCAAGGCTCATCTACTCAAGGGCAGAGCTGCTTGCCATAGCCAAATCAGAGAATTTCAATTTATCCCTTAACAAATAGACTTATGCAAAAGATCATTCTGAAGGAACTCACCCTTGTCAATTTCAAGGGCATTCACGGCTTGACGCTGACATTCAAGCCCGATGCCACTGTCATTGGCGGTGAGAACGGCATTGGAAAGACCACGGTCTTTGATGCCTTCACATGGTTGTTGTTCGGAAAGGACTCAAGGGGTCGCTCCGATTTCAACATCAAGACACTGGATGCCACTGGCGCATTCATCCCACACATCGAGCACTCCGTGTCCGCTCTCCTTGAGGTGAACGGAAAGGACTTGAGGCTCACACGCAAATATCAGGAGAAATGGACGAGACCCAAGGGGGACGGTGAGCAGAGACTGACTGCACATGAGACCAAGTGTTGGATCAATGACGTACCATGCCCCACCAAGAAAGAGTATGACGAGAGGGTGTCATCACTCATCCCGGAAAACCTCTTCCGTCTAATCACCAACCCATTCGCTTTCACCGCTCTGTCACCCGATGCACAGAAGGACTTGCTACTGGACATGGCAGGGAACGTGACGGACGCTGAGATTGTTGCCACTCGCAAGGATTTCCAAACGCTCCTTGACGCTATGGGTGACACACCTCTTGCCGACTACCTCCGTGAGGTAGCTGCCAAGAAACGTGAGATCAAGGACGAACTGGCAATCATCCCATCCAACATCGAGACCGCTCAGAAACTCAAGCCCGAAGCAGAGGACTGGGATGACCTCAACAAGCAGATACTTGAGAAACGCAAGGCTATCAAGGGAATTGACACTGCCATCAGCGACAAGACCTCCCTCTTTGACAACGACTATGCCAAGAAGAAGGGTCTCAAGGATGCCCTCCATGAGGCTCAGGACAAACTGGATGCCCATGTACGCAAGTACCGCAAGGACATTGAGGCAGAGAACGACAAGGCAGAGAAAGCAGCCAAGGACAAGTATGAGGCAGAGGTCAAGGCTCTCAAGGATGAGAGAGCTGCCAAGCAAGCCTCACTGGATAGCCGGAAGGCAATCCTTAAAACCGAGAACACCAAGGATGTCGGCACGGCTGAACTGACCATCAAGTCCAAGCAGACAGAGATTGAGACCATTCAGAGCAACATCACCATGCTCAAGCAGAGTCAGTCACGATACAACGAGACCATCACCGAGGCTTCCAAGGATATGGAAAACGCAAGTGCTCGCATCAACGTGCTTGATGAGGAACTGGCAAAGTGCACTGAGGAGTACAAGAAAATCTATGTGAGCACACCCCAGTTCAGTGAGGACAACTTCGTCTGCCCCACTTGCCACCGTCCATTTGAGGAAGAGGACGTGGACAAGATACGCACTCAGCTCACCGCACAGTGGAACAAGGACAAGGCTGAGAAAATCAAGGCAAACATGGACAAGGGTCACGCATTCAAGGTGGAACGTGACGATAAGGAAAGGGTGCTCAACACTGCCACCGCCCGAAAGACCGAGGCAGAGGGCAAACTGGAGGAGGTCAACGGCAAACTGAACGATGCTCAGAAAGAGCTGGCACTGAAGCAGAACCAACTGCAAGAGTTGATCACCAAGAAGCCTGAGACACCCGACCTTGAGTCCATCTATGCCAACGACAACATTTGCAATTACTATGCCACCGCCATCAAGGGTATTGACGATGCAATCAGCGCAAAGCAGATGCCATCGTACAAGGTTGCTGATGCCAACGAGTCCATCAAGACGGACGCTGAGTACATCCGGCTGACCGATGAGGTTGCCAAGGCTCAGAAAGCCCTTGATGATTTCAAGCCATCAGAGCGAGAGGACACAAGCGCACTGGAGGCTCAGAAGGTAACCATCAACGCTGAGATCGATGCCATCACCAAGCGACTGGCAGCGAGAGAGCAGATAGAGAGGGCTGACAAGGAGATCAAGAGACTTCAGGACAAGGAGGACACCCTCAATCAGAACCTTGCCGGACTTGAGCAGATGGAACTGCTTGCCTTTGATTTCCAAAAGGCAAAGGACAATGAGCTGCTGAAGCGTATCAACGGCTTGTTCAAGGTTGTGTCGTTCAAGTTTCTCTCTCAGCATCTCAACGGCTCAGAGGACATCACTTGTGTCTGCACCATAGACGGTGTGCCATTCCAGGATGCCAACAACGCAAGCCGTTTCAACGGTGGACTGGACATCATCAACGCTATATGTGCCAAGAATGACGTGTGCGCACCGATATTCCTTGACAATGCCGAGAGTGTCAACGCATTCATTGACACCTACTCTCAGAAAATCCTACTCTATGTGACTAAGGACAAAGGACTTACTATCAAATAACATTCATCATGAGCAACGAACTTACAAAGACTAATGACGCTAACGGTGGGCGCAAGGTAAGCCCCATCAATGCGCTGAAGAACATCGTGGACAACAAGGCTATCCGCAAGATGTTTGAGGATGCCTTGCATGAGAATGCATCCACCTTCCTTGCATCCATCATCGAGATGTGCAACAGTGACCCTAAACTGCTTCAGTGTGAACCGAAGGCAGTGGTCATGGAATGCCTCAAGGCAGCGGTTCTGCACCTTGAGTTGAGCCGTTTCCTTGGCTATGCCTATGTCATCCCCTACAACAACAATGTCAAGGTGATGGACGAGCAGGGACATGAGCACTGGCAGAAGGTCATGACCCCGACATTCCAAATCGGCTACAAGGGTCTTACCCAGTTGGCACTCCGCACCGGGCAGTACCGTTTCATCAACACGGATGTCCTCTATGAGGGTGAGCTGACTCGCTTCGACAAACTGACTGGCTCTATAGTCATCAACTCTGCCAACAAGGTATCTGACAAGGTTGTCGGCTACTTTGCCTACATCGAACTGGTGAGCGGTTTCCAAAAGACCATCTACATGAGCCTTGATGATATGGCTAATCACGCATACCGCTACTCCAAGGGTCTGAACAAGCAGATAGGCATTGAGGATCTCAAGGCTCTT